GCCGGAAAGAAAGGATAATTTTTAATCGGGATTTTTAGAGAAGTTTTAGAGAAAGTTTTCGGAAAACTTTGGGGGAATTATGGCGGAAGAAAGATTAAAATTACTGACTGAATATGTAAATGCTTCTGATTTGAGTTATTTGGTAGAAGACAAAAATGATGGAACTAAGGATAAATCTTATAGAATTAAGGGTCCTTTCATTATGTGTGAGCAAAGAAACCAAAATGGAAGAATTTATAGAAAGCGCATAGTTTCTCCAGAAGTAGAACGATATACGAATACCCATATAAAAATGAGAAAGTCCCTAGGAAATATTTCACATCCTGAATCGTGCGTTTTAAAATATGAGGACTCGGCTATTTTAACGGAAAGTTTAATCGAAGATGGCAATAATTATATTGGAACTGCTATGGTTTTAGATACTCCTTATGGAAAAATATTAAAAGCTCTTATGAACGATAATATTTTAATCTCTTGTTCGACTCGCGGATTAGGAAGTTTACTACCAAATGGTGAAGTAAATGATAATTTCAAACTTATTGCCACCGATTGTTGTGTGGACCCTTCTGCATCAATTGCAGTAACAGAGAGCCTAATAGAGCAATTTGATTGGGTTGTTGATGGCGATTCTTTTAGGCAAGTCGCTGTAGAAACTTTTCAAAAAGATCTTTCGAAAAACGGAACCAGAAATTTAGAAAATGATTTAAGAAAGTTTATAACAGCCCTAAAAAATAAAATATAAAAATTATAGTAGATAGTCGAAGGATTAAACTACCTATGGATTATTCTACTATAATTTTTTCTTGACTAGTAAGATTAAATATGATAAAATGATTTTAAGATGTAACAAAGGAGTTCGTCATGGCCAAAAAGAAAATATGTGGAATATATAAATTTACGAACAATATTAACGGAAAACTATATATTGGACAAAGCAATGATGTTTGGAAAAGATATAAATCGCATAGTCATTTTAATGATGATTGTCCTTTTCATAACGCTATTAAAAAATATGGATTTGAAAATTTTTCATTTGACATTTTAGAAGAATGTGTTCCTGAAAGATTAGATGAATTGGAAATAAAATATATAAAAGAATTAGATTCTACTATACAAAATAGAAATGGTTATAATTGTGATGGTGGTGGGCAATTTTTTTCTGATTATGATTCGTCTAAAGGAAAATGGCGGGAACATGCGAATTCTGATAAAAATCCTTGGAAACAAAAAGATGGTGCTTGGAGATTAGGTGGAAATAATTACAATGCTAGAAAAGTTGCCGACAATACTGGAAGAACTTGGAGTTGTGTAAAAGAATGTGCAGATGCGTTAGGAATAAAATCGCATTTTCATGACATGCTTGGTGGTTTAAGACCAATGAGTAGAAATATAGTTCATTTAGATTTACATTATGAAGATGATATAAATTGGGTTCCAAAATCTAAAGAAGAGTTAGAAAGATTATCAAAATTAGAATATAAAGGAATGAATACTTCAAATAATAAAGAGGTTTTTGATAGATATGGAAATAGTTTAGGTTGTATTATAGATGTCGCTAGAAGATATGATATTGTTCCATCAACATTTTATAATATGATGAATGGAACTTTAGATTTTCCAAAAGACTTGGCATTATTAGATTTTCATATATTTTCCGAAAATTATATACCAAAACCAATAGATGAAATTGAAAAATATTACAATGAAAAAGAATTAGAGAAATATCATGTTGCTAGTAATGATGGAAGATTTTGGGAGTATGTAGAATCCGCCGCAAAAGAATTAAAAATACAATACAATAATTTATGTTCTATGTTGAATGGAAAAACTATATTTCGAAAAGATTTGTATTGTTTAGATTTACATTATACAAATAAAGAACACATAAACAAAACCAAAGAAGAATTACAAGCAGAATATAAAAATAGACCCCTTAATATATTAAAAGGAGAAAATCATCCAAGGACTAGAAAAATCGCGGATAATACTGGAAGATTTTGGAATTGTGCAGAAATAGCCGGAAAAGAATTGAAAATAAGAACGGGTGATTTATGCTCTACGTTAACGGGCAAATTAAAAACAAGAAAAGATTTATATTACTTAGATTTACATTATGTTGATGATATAAATTATATTCCGAAAACTCCTGAGCAAATATTAGAAAAAATTAAACAAGATAATCCTAAAAAGATTGTTTATGATAATGCTGGAAGATTTTGGATGTCTGCTAAAGAATGTTCTAGAGAACTTGGAATATCTTCTAGTAATCTTTTAATTTATCTTAAAGGAGAACGAAAATTTCCAGACAAAATCAAACACTTAGGCCTTCACTACAAACCATAAAATTTTCAATCACCTATTTATCAAAATTCTCTAAAAACTTTTCCGAAGCTTTCCAAAAAATTTCTTTCAAATTTCCTAAATAATTTAAACAAGAGGAACATAAAATGGCTACTAAAAGTGTATTAGAAAAATTTCGTGATGGACTCTCTCCAGAAATTTTTGCTCAATTGGAAGAAAGCATCCAAACTCTAATTGATGAGAAGGCTAATCTAAAAGCAGAATTAATTGCAGGAGAAGAAAAACTCCGTCTAGAAGAACTTGCCGAAAGCTTTTGCGAACAGGAAGTCAAAACTCGTCTAGAACTTGCTGAAAAGACTTTGAAAGAATCTTACGAAACTAAGACTAACGAATTTAAGGAAACTGCTGTAGAAAAGCTTCAGGCTCTAGCTGATAAGTATGTGGCAGAACAATTGACAGAAGCCGTTGCAAAAGAAACCGAAAAGCTAGAAGAAAAGTATGCCGAGAAATTCGAAAATCTAGAGGAATCTGTTTTAGACAATCTTGATAAATGGTTAGACATGGAAATCACCAACAAAATTTCCGATGAAGTCTTAAAGGAACACGCAATTCATCAGGCTTATGCTCCTATTGTAGATGGTATTTTCAAGCTTTTCGAAACATCTCTCGTAGGACTTGATACAGACGGTGAAAAGACTATTAAAGAATCTGAAGAAAAGACTGCCGAACTGACTAAGAAACTAAATGAATCTTATCAGGCCACTATCAATCTACAGAAGAAGAATGACGAACTAAAGACTGGTCTCCTAATCGCTTCTAAGATTGATGGCCTTTCTAACAAACAGAAGAGTCGCGTAATCACAATGTTTGAAGGAAAGTCTTTTGATGAAGTTGCTTCTAAGATTGATACTTTCGTTCAAGTATTAGAAGAAGCCGAATCACCTTTCGGAGAAGAGAATGAAAAGCCTTCTAAGTCTTCTAAGAAATCCTCTAAGAAAGAAGAAATCAACGAAGATATTTTTGCCGAAGATACTTTAGATACCCTGGAAGAAGATAAGAAAGAAGAGAAAGATGAACGTAGCCAAGATGAAATTAGATTGGGCCGCGTTGCAGATCTTTTGAAGTAAGTTTTTGATTGTTTTCTGATTGTTTTTTGAGAAAGTGTTCGGGAAAATTTTAAGAGTTCTGGTTTAATTATCAGGACTCTTTTTATTTGGTATTTTAGAGAATTTTTCGGAAAACCTTTTAAAGTAGTTTTTCGAAAACCTTTGAGAAAATTTTTTTAATACTTTCTTATAAATATTTTTAATAACTCTAAAGGAGAAATTAAAAATGAGTAAACTAACTAGAGATCAGATTTTAGAAAAGTGGATGCGTATGCCCGGAAAGCTCTCCGTTGCCTCCATTCCTAATCCAGAACTTCGCGCTAACCTTGCAGTCCTAATGGAAAACCAAGTTTCTCAGGAATCTTTTAGCCTTACCGAAAGCGTAACTGGCGAAACCACTACTGGCAACTACGGTTCAAATAACGGAGCCGGTGCTCAGTTCCAACCTATCGCCCTTGCCCTCGTTCGCAGAGCTTACTACGAACATTTCGCTCACCGCGTAGTTGGTCTTCAGGCTATGAATGGACCTGTCGGACTTGCTTATGCTCTTCGTCGTGCATATGTTCAGGCCGGTGTTCCTGGTGCTGGAACAACTGGTGGAAACGATCTTTACGAAGCCGGTTTCCGTGCTCTTAACGAATTCTCTGGATATTCAGGTTCACAGGCTGGATCTGCTCTTACCACTGCTACTTCTGCCATCTATACCCTCTCCGGAGCGTCTGCTGGTCAGTTCGGTACTGGTATTGCTACCTCCGCCGCTGAAGCTTGGGGAATTGGAAATGGAATGCCTCAGCTTACCCTATATCTTGACAAGGTTGCTATTCAGGCAAACGTTCGTATGCTTGGAGCCAGCTTCTCACTCGTAGCCGCTCAGGATCTAAAGGCAATGCATAATCTAGATATGGAACGTGAGATGCTTGACATCCTATCCATCGAAGTGCCTGCCGAACGAGACCGCGAAATTATCGGTCGTATGATTCAAGCCGCCGTAAACGTTTCTAATGGTGGAGCAGTCCCCGTTACATTCGATGCTTTCAATAGCGACGGACGCTGGTCTCAGGAAAAGTTCTCTAATCTAGTTAACGTAATCACTAAGGCTTCTAATGACATTGCAACTGCTACTTTCCGTGGAGCCGGTAACTTCGTTATCGTCAGCCCTCGCGTAGCTACTGCTCTACAGTCTGCCGGGCCTCAGTTCACCGCCAACACTGCCGAAGTAAATGCAACTACCACCGTTACTGAAGTAGGTAAGATCAATGGAACTATCACCGTTTATCGTGACGCTCTCGCTCCTCTAGACTATGCTCTTGTTGGTTATAAGGGTCCTAGCATTAATGATGCCGGTATCATTCTTTCCGACTTTATCACTGGTCTGTTTAACTCTGCTGTTCGCCCAGATGACTTCGGGAGAAATATTGGAGTTATGTCGCGCTATGCTATCACAGATTCCCTTTTGGGTTCTGGTCGTTACTATCGTGCTATCCAGGTAGTAAATCTAGATAAGGTTATTGGTTCATAATAAAAACTAATAGTCGCTAAATTTTAAGAGAGATTCTGCAAAGGGTCTCTCTTTTTATTTGTAAAAATCTTAAAATTTAGGGGCGAACATGCATAAATAAAAGAAAGCTAAACATGGAGAATTGAAAATGAATTACATGAGAATTTACAACAAAATTATTAAAAATGCTCAGACAAAATATCGAGTAAAAGGCAAAGGAGAATATTTTGAGAAACATCATATTATTCCTAAGTGTCAAGGTGGAACTAACAATTCCAGCAATTTAGTTTTATTGACAGCTAGAGAACATTATCTCTGTCATAAACTTTTGCAAATGGCTAATCCGCATAATAGAGAACTTGCTTTTGCTTATCAATGTATGATTACTAGAAAGACAGGGGAACGAAAAGTTGCAACTGCTAAAGAATATGAATATTGTAGAATAAAAATTGCAAAGTTGAACGAAGAATATTTTAAGCATAATCCTGGAAATAGAAAAGGTTCTCACCAATCTCAGGAAGCAATAGAACAACAAAAAGCAAAACTAAAAATATATTACGAAAACCTTTCTCCAGAGGATAGACAATTATGGGTAGATAAGTTTTCTGGAGAAAATAGTCCAACCTACGGAATCCCTAGAACGGAAGAGGTCAAAGAAAAAATTTCAGATGCAACTTCGTCGGAAATTATATACAACGGCAAAAAATATTCTTCAGTAAAAGTTGCCGCAAGAAAATTAAATATGAACGAAAAGGCTATTAGAAGTAAAATTATTAGAGAAGAAGAAAAAGGAAATCCTGATTACAAATATATGGAGCATCGAGTCGTTAATATGGACCATTCAGAAAAAATGAAACCAGTTCTTTTTAATGGAGTAAAATATAAATCTTTGACAGAAGTCGGAAAGAAAATTAACAGAACTCAGCCAAGGATAAAACAAATAATGGAGGAAGAGGTTGCCAAAGGAAATCCTCTTTTCAAATATCTTTAAGAAATGTCTTGACAAGTTATTAGAAATTTGTTATATTAGAAAGAATCCATTAGAAATTAAACAAAAGGAAATGATATATGAGCGAACAAATTAAACCAGGAACATTTCAAAAAGGTGAATTGCACCCTGGATATGGAAAAGAACGTTCAGAAGAAACGCGCAATAAAATTGGAGAGTCTAATTCTTCAGAAATAATTTTTGATGGAGTTTTTTATAAAAATTTTAAGGAGGCGTCTTTGATATTAGGATTAACGGAAAAATCTATTATATCAAAATTACACAGAGAGGAAGATAAAGGAAATGATAGATATAAAAGATTAAATAGAAGAACACTTTCGGAAAAATTTATAACAAAAACAAAACCAATACTTTTTGAAAATATAGAATATAAATCTATAAAAGATGCGTCAATTGCTATAGGTAAAACAGATACAAGAGTTAGGCAGATAATGAAAGAAAAAACATCCAAAGGAATTGAAGGTTATAAGTATCTCTAAATAATTCTATGAAAACATTAGTAGAATATATAGAAAGTTTATTGCTAGAGTCTTTGCAAAAAGTTTATCATGCTACTTATCTAGACAATGCGATAAGTATATTAAAAAATGATGAAATAGAATTGAATCCCAACATAGCAAAAGTAGAGAAGCAAATGGGTCCTGATAAGTATTATTTTTTATCTACTATGCGAAACAAATCCGGAAAGTATTTTTTAGGTAGTGAAGGTCATTCGAAACGTCCTAGAGTGCCTTTGTATTTTGAATTAGATTTTGATTCTTTAAAGAGTAAAATGAAATCTAAGTCTGTTGATTATTGGGGCTCGGGAAGAAAGGGTTCTGAGGAAGAAGAGAGATTTTGGAGTAACGAACCTAAATTAGACCATGTAAATAAATTTATAAATTCTATACATGTTTTGGTAGAAAATATTGAAGATGCTGATAAGAACAAAACCAATTTAGTTAGGTTGAAAGATTTAGAACTTCTTGCAAAAACTAGAAAAATTTCTATATATTTTTATGACAACCCCGAGAATTACGTTTTAGGAAAGAGACCTATAGATTTTCAATTCCCAGAAGATATTAGTCCTAGTTCTAACTATTACACTAAAAAAAGTGAATATCACGAAGAAGTTATAGAGATTGTTAAATTTTTAAATGGTGAAAGGTTAGCTGGTCATGAAGTTAAGCATTTAAAGGGTAAATTGTTCGGATATTTTTGGGAAGAAAATATTGGAGTTATAGAACATTATCTTCATGCGTCTGGAAAGAATATTAAAGAGGAACAGAAAAAGTATAGTAGAGAGTTTGTAGAATTGATGAGAAAATATAAGAAAAAGGATGTTAAATCATTTCTTATAGATATTGTTAGACCAGAACTTAAGAAAAAACTTGGGAGCGTCTGGTGAAATTTCTTCAGTTTTATAAATTATTTTCATTAGAAGAAGATATTGATTCGAAATGTAATCCAATTCCTTCCAAAAACGATTTAAGAAAGTTTCATCAATACCGCCCCGATTATTCGAAAGACTCTCTTAACAAGGCGTTGAAAGTTTTATATTCAACATCTGCCAAAATATCTAATCAAAAAACCAGAGATAAGTTTGCTGAAGTGATTTACAGAAACATGGGAAATTTAGAAAATCTTTTGAAAAACATTCGAAAGTTGAACCAAGACTCTATAAATAATTCTGAGCAAGAAAACATTGAAAAGATGCTCAGGAGATTTGAAAATGATTTATAGAAACATTAGACCCTGGCCGATTACAATTGAGAACAAGATTTACGGAACAAAGTATGTAGTAGAGTCTCAAGGATTGACTCCAGACCTTCCCGAAAGTGTTGCAAGAGGTTATAGAGGGACATTGGTAGAAGTTCCTAGTGCTGGTCCTAAAGTGATTCCTACTATTAAAGTTTTGAGAAATGATGGAGAATTATTTGAACAAAATGCTTCGGTGATTCCCAATGAACTTTACGAAGAAATTGTAGATAAGCCTTCGGAAAATGTAGAGCAAGTTCTTAACGAAACTAAGAAAGGCAGAGGTCGTCCAAAGAAGATTGTCTAGTGTTTCCTGCAATTTTAGATTACCTTTTCGAAAAGTATTCCGGAAAGATTTTTAATATTATTCTTAAAGAGATGTTCGAAGATTGCTTGAAAGAATTGAGAAAATATTCAGAACCATCTTTTGAAGAGATTTTAGAATTTTCAGAAAACAGGATTCAAAATTTCTTAAAATGTTGTTATGAAGCTTATAGTAATGCTGAGTATCTTTTAGAAGTAATAGATTTAGAAAAGGATTACAGAAAGATTGAGAAAGATCTTTTGAAAAAGTTTTCTGAAAAATCTAAATAATTCTAAAAGAGGAATATTTATGAAATTTGCAGATTATATTGGTATGCTTGCTGAAAGTGTAGAAGAGTTGACTTTCGAAAAGCTTAAGAAAGAACTTAAAGCTGGTAAGAAATTTCACTGGAGCAATAAAGGATATACTATTGTTTTGGATAAGAATGGGAAAGTTCTTGTAGGCTGGGATGTTGGTGGAAAGAAAGAGAATTGGGTAGGATTAGACAAAGACAATTTCGAAGAATATTCTGAAAAGATTTTCGAAGAAGGGAAGAAGTTGGATGAAGAATTAGATAATAAAAAATATTTCTCTACAAAAGTTAATATAGATAAACTTGTCGCAACTCTTAAAGAACCTTCAAATGTTAAGAAATTGAATCCAAGAGAAAAAGAAATGTTTGAAGGATTTAGAACTCTTTTTTCAAGAATTGTTATTTTCGGAAAATATCCAGATGAGTGTTCAGAAGTTGAAGGGGAGATTTTTCAAAAATTAGGTTTAAAGGTTTCTGGAAAAAAGACTGATACTACTGGAACATATTACACAAAGATTTCCAAATAGTTTCTTAAAGACATTTTAAAATATTGACAAAAGGCTCTTCGAAAGTTGAGCCTTTTCTTTTTGAAATAAATAGTTTTATGAAATTCTCAGAATATATCACAGAAGATAAACCTATTGGAAATAAGAATAAAGAACTTTGGTTTGATTATTTAAAAGATAATTTTTCGAAAGATCCTAAAGATTTATATGTTACCTTTGTGTCGGAAGATAAGGTAGGTATAAATCCTAAATCAAGATGGAACACACCTAATGGAGTTTATACATATCCTTTAGAATGGGTATTAGAAGGAAACAAAATACCATTTAGAGGAAGTTCTCCAAAAAAGATTAAAGTGTTAAAATCTATTTCTGATAAAGTATTGAATGATAAGTTTTCCGAAAAGGATTTAGAAAAGACTTTGGAAAAATTGAAGCCAGTTGTAGAAAGCCTTTTGAAAACCAACGAAACGTTTCTATCTAGGTATGAAGATTTTTCTAATTTTATAAAAGATGTTATAGAAGAGTCAAATAATAAATCACCATTCGGAAAGATTTGGAACATTACTAGAAAACTTTCCGAAAATCCTAACAAGTGGTCTAAGTTACTAATTGATTTGGGTTTTGATTTTGTGGTAGATGATG